AAGGCAAGGGAACCTGTATCAATAAACGAATCAACGTCACCTGCTTCTACACCCTCACTTACTAGTGTGGCGTATTCATTACCAGTTTCTTTTATTATGTCTTTTAAAAAATCACTCATATTAATTCTCCTTAATTGTATCTATTATATCATATTTGTGTTTATTGTCAAGCGTCATTAACCTTACAATTGATCTGACAAGCAACAGGTGCTGTATCAGGATTCTTCCAACTATCTGGTAAAATTTTAGTAAACCATTCATTATTTAATATGTTTTTTAACGTATGTTTCTTTAAGTTATTCTCATCAAAATTGTATTTACTTATTACTGGATCATTTGCCCAATCAGTTCTAAAGTGATTTATTGGAAAATCTTCTTTTAGATAACAACATTGAAATACCTGACCATCAGGATTTATCATACATCTTTTTAACTCTTTCCATTTACATATAATTTTTGGCATGTACAGCTCTTTCTAAAGTATCTGCTTCACCATTTTCATTAATAAAATTAAATATATGGCCATCAAATCTATCTGACGGATATGATATATGATTTTTAGAACCATTTTTAATTGCTAGTTTTTTTATTTTTTTTTCGTACATCTCATTATGTTTAAACAATACAGTTTGTGATAAAGGAATAGCACTTGTAGTAGATAATGCTTTTAAAGCAGATAATGATTTTTTTAATGATGTACCTCGTCTATACTTCTGGTGCATTTGTTCATCTACACCATCTACATCAATAACCATTGATAATCTTCTACCACAATAATTACCTAGTCTTGTGTAAAAATCATCTTTACGAATACTACCATTTGTAGTTATTATAACTTTTGCATTTGAATTATCCATTATGTAATACACAATAGACTCTATGTCTTTTGCCATCAAAGGGTCACCATATGTACCACAAAAACTATATTCTTTCATATCATTTAAAGTATTTTTAGGAAAATAATTTTTAAAATCTAACAAAGACCATGTTGTCAATGGTAAATTTTTAGCTGTATGTAAACCAAATGGTGATGTTCTTTGACATTGTGGACATCTAGCGTTACATAGATTTGTTAAATTTATGTCTGCTACTTGTATCAAAATAATGTTGCCCTTCTACTATGTCTAAAGTAATCTAGTTTTTCTTTTGAAAAACACCAAACGTTTTCAATATATATTCTATTCATAAACTCTGCTTTTTCTTCGTCACTTTCAAATAGTTTATCTGATTTAGGTCGTTGCATAATCCTCATACCTATCTGACCTACAAAGTTATCTTTTAAACTATCAACAAGTTCATCACTACTATAATATCTTTTGTTCTTTATATTAGGGTCCATGATGTTTACAAACATATGCTTTGATCTCTCAAAACTCTTTTGAGCGACAGGTAAATAAAAATCATCACGCCATTTAGAATACTCATCAAACTTATGCCATGATTGATTTTCTTCTTTTTCACCACCCTCGTTATACCTTTCTGTAGAAAAGTATGGTGGACTTGTAAATGCACAATCTATATTATTTATCTTATCCCACGGTAAGTCTTCAGCACCACAGTTATAGATAGTTACTTTTTTAGGTTTAGATAAGAAACTATTATATGTTTCTACTTGTTTTAAATATTGTTTGTATGTATTAGGGTTAGGATCACAACCGATATATTCTTCAGCGTCACTAGAAAAGAAACCTGCAAGTCTATCGCCCCAACCACATGATGTATCTAATACTCTTTTAGCATTTGTCATCTGATAGATTGTCTTTGCTACATTAGGTTTAAATTGTGTTGCGATATACGTACCTAATCTAAACGCTGACATGTAACTCTTATCATTGAGAACACCACCTCTTAATTCTGTTTTACCATCTACTTCTACAGGTTTCATACCATTGATACCACGCCATATAGGACCTAGACAACGCCATATATCTTTTGCTGTACCATTCTCCCATACATCTTTAGGTGCTTTGAAACCAAAACTACTACAATTCAATCTTAAATGTTGATGAAAGTAATTACTTAAATCATTAAATATAGATGGTGCGTCTATGATACCTAGACCATGGTCTTTAAAATTATATTTGTAATCGTCATATTTTTCTTTTACATTCTTCTCTACTTGTTCTATAGGTTTTACATATTCCCATACATCTTGTTTCTGTAAAGATTTAAATGCTTGACGCATTACCTCATATGAAATCTCCTTTAGAGGAAACGTTGGTCTGTTTGTTGCAATATATTCTGCAAGGTCCTCTCTAAATTTTTCTTTACCTATATCGTTAGTAACGGTTTCAAACTGTTGTTGATCCATTACAGGTAATTTGTTTTCATCTGCAAATTTATTTAGGTAGTTCATCATTCCACTTTCTTAATAACCATATTACAAAACCAAACGCTAGTATAACATAAAATATTGCTAATGTCAATTCTACCACTTGTTTACCTCATTTCCGTATTGATCCCAACCATCTCTTTGTTGTCTAGCAAACATCTCTATATAGGGTCCTTCTAATAAGTTCTCTATATGATTGTACATTATATCTGGTTTACGACTATGTTCTCTACGTTTTTCTACAACTAATTGTGGCACACTCTTTGATAGTCTTTTAGGTTTACCTTTTGTTGCAAGTAAACACATCTCTGGATTACCTCTAGTCCAGTAACCTAAACCTGTAAAGAAACCTTCAGATTTTTTATTTGTCTTTGCCCATGTAAAGGCTACAGTTTTGTACTTGAAACCCCAAGCATTAATTACTTCAAATGCTTTATCTAATAAAGGATCAATAACCCACATTAATAATACTGAATCATCATTTGCTATTTTGTTTACAGGCAAATCTTTTATGTCTTGTAAAGTCATAACGCTATAATGTTTTTCAGGACTTCTATCTTTACCTTTGTTAGAAAAGGTCTTAAATGTCCATGGTGGATCAGCGTATATTACATTATATTTTTTAGTAGTATCCATATAGTCAATATTATAATAAAAAACATTTTAGTATCTATTTGAGTCATTGCAATTCTTTGACCCCATGTAAAGAATACAAAAACTGTAAAGTATAGAAGTAGCATTCCCTCTATCATCCGAAGAAAGCCTCTAGTGTTGCCTCACGTTCTAACTTCCACCCTATCGAGTCAAGTATAAATCGTAAAGGATCAGTAAATGTTTTTTCAAATTGTGTATCGTAATCTACATACTTGTGTAAATCAAATTCATATGGTATCTTTGTAGCAAAAGATATTACGGTATCTTTAACTACATTTGGTTGTTTCAACATCAAAAATTTAATCTTATCGCCATCTTTTATTATAGGATATTTAGCAGATAGTTTGTGTCTGTATATATTATGATTGTATATTAAGGCGCCTTTTACATGAATAGGTGTACCTTTGTTATAGATGTTTGATGAGTTAGTATATTTGCTAAGGTTGTTACATGATCTAGGAAAGGCAACCTCTTCTGGTGATAGTGATTTAAATACTTCTTTAAATTCTGTTACAAACTTAATCAATGCGTCTTCGCTATCATTCATAATTACACGAATAGCGTCTTTAATTTTACCACGGCATACTTCAGGTGTAGATGATTTAACTGCTTCAACACCCATAATTTTTAGTTTAGGTACATCAAATCTAATACCTTCTTCATCAAATACATTCATCATATATCTTTTTTTGGCAACCCATATACCTTTGTTAGCAATTGCTTCTCGTTTCATAATCATTTTCTGTTGATAAGCATTTACATATACTGCAAGATTTTTAAAACTATCATCAATAACTTTTTGTATTTTTTCTTCGGCTGCTTTGTCTAAAAAATCTGTAATCTGTTGTGGTGTTTTATCTTTACAAACCTTTTTAACAAGTGTATCTAATCTCAAATAGATAGAATCTGTATCAGACGCAACAATATAATTTACATTGGTTGTATTTAAAATCTTATTCATAAATCTATTTACATCACGTTCTACCCAACGAATAGATAACTGACCACCTAATGTGATTGCTTCTGCCTGTTTTACATCAAAGTATCTAAAGTATTGATTACCGATTGCACCGTAAGCAGAGTTAAGAGAAATCTTTTTTGCCATCTGTATATTATGACATCTACTAATTTCATTTTTATAGATAGGGTCTTTTGTCTTTTGATATTCTTTTTTTGCCTCTATAGACTTCTTCTTAAATACAACACGTTCGGTATACATCTTCTCCATAAGTTCAGGTAAGAAACCTTGTTTATCACGTCTAAACATAGCACCGTTTGGTGCAATAGTAACGTCACGTTCTTTTGCCCATTTAAGATTTAATTTTTCTTCTAAAAAGTTTTCTACGCCTACTGCTTTAGGTTCAACACCTACAAACATCTCTGGCGATATATTATACTGCATAATTAAATGCGGATACAAACTATTTAAATCAAACGAAACAATCCAGTTATGTAAACCTAGTTGTGGATCTTTTACATATGCACCTTCGTATTGTGTATCCTTTTCATGGTCTTCTCTAGGTGGTATAACAATATTTTTATCTCTTAAATGATTATAGATTATTGTATCCCAACATCTTACTTGTGAATAAACATCTGTATAATTAACTTTGTAATCGTATGCCATAGTCAAGCATAACTCAATCAATTTCATTTTGTCTTCTAACCTATCAACAAGTTCAACGTCTTGTATATTGTATTCTACAAACCTTTGATAGTCTTTTGTATAGAAGTCTTTAAATGTTTCATATGGATTATCTAATTTAGATTCGCCTAGTTCTACTTTGGCAATATAGTTTAGTTTATAAGACTCTTGCCTTACATATGTAAACTTTCTATACAGATCAAAATAATCTAATACAGATACGCCTAGTATATTCCAAAATTGTTGGTTCTTTTGACCAAACTGTATTCTATCTGCATTGACATAATTCCATGGTGACATTTTATTAATCGTATCATTATCAAACATATATCTCATACGATTCATAAGATAAGGTAAATCAAAAAACTTTACATTCCAACCTGTTAGAATATCAGGATGATTCTTACACCAGAATTTTAGAAACTCTAATAACATATGTTTTTCGTTTTGACATTTTACATATGTTACGTTTGCTTTTTTAGAAATGAAGTCGCCTGTACCCCATGTTAATATCTGTTTGTTGCTGTGATTTTTTATAGTAATACAAATAACTGTTTCTTTTGCAGTATCAGGATCGGGAAAGCCGTTCTCACACTCGGTTTCAATATCAAGTGTGAATATCTTTATGTAATCTTTATTCCATCTCATCTCGCCTTTGTATTCGTCAGCGATGTATTGATAGTTGTATCTATTCATACCAAAGATTTTATACTCTGGTATAGGTGCATACTCACTATAGAAATGTTTTGCTTTTGATATAGAATCAAATCGTTTTGCTTTTAGATTAGTACCATCTAAAGTTTTGTATTTTGATTCTTCTTTTGTAGGTAGATATAGTGTAGGACTGTAATTAATACGACTTAAATAAGATTGACCATTATTGACACCTCTAATAAGAAGTTTACCTTTATGCTCAATTACATTTGTATAAAAACTACTCGCCAAATTCATATCCTATTATAACATTAAAAGACAAAAATGTCAATTACGTAATGATTTTTGCTTTAGGTGTAACTATCTGACCTGTATTTTGTTGATATGCACCAATCATATTGTCGTCTGGTGTAGTGTCAGTAATTATATTTGCTTCTTTAATGTGTATAACTTCGTCTTTTGTGTATGGTATGTAAGGATGAAATCCTATTTGCATAGGTTTGCCTGGTTGTCCTTGCATTGGTATCAATACAAAAGGTTTCTTTAATGCCACATGATCTGCTTTATCGCTTTCTTGTGGCGTACCTATTACGTCCTCTCCAGATGAGAGTCTGTACAATCTAATCATAATATACTCCTATTCAGTTTTATTTTCTTCAGTTGATTGTTTTTTTCCGATATTATATTTTGCTTGCAAATTCCATTCGTTCTTTTCTTTGAAAGCAATAATTTTGATTTGTGATAAAGGTGCTTTGTTTTCAGCAGCCTCTGGTTTGACTATAGATAATAAGTTCCAGTCTTGTAATAAAACTGATATTGTGTTACGTCTTTGAACATCATTCTCTACTAACGTAGCCTTCTTACCATCTAAAGCAAAAAGTTCTTTGAAATGTACTATGTAATATTTACCTTGTTTGTGTAGTATGTGGCAACTTTGAAATAAAGTTTTATCTTTACGACTTGCAACACCTATTCGGGACAAAGTTTCCCTAATCTTTAGAAAGTCATCTGGCTGTTTGAGTGTAACCTCTAACATCTGCTCAGGTGACCAATTAAAATTCTCGTCACTCATTTTTTTCTCCCACCCTTATCAAGTTTTTCCTTAATAAGATTCAATTGTTTCTTATCTAGTATGTCAAGGGCTATCTTTGCTTTTGCATTGCTATAACCATAATATTCTTTTACATACTCTAAATTTTTTGATTTAGCAGTTGTAGTCCACTTGCCACCAAATCTTTTTCTCTTACGAATACTATTTAGTAGAAAGTGAAATTGTAAACGCTTGCTGAGGCTATGATGTATATTCATCTCATTTGCCATCATTATAGCGTCAACGTGCTGTGATAAACAACGATTAATGACGTATGGTGGGTACTTCTTTTCCCAAGTCAGATCATCTCCGTCTAGCAAATTAACTTTTGTCCAGTTAAGTGCATTGAGATAATCAGATAATTTGTATTCTATCATAATATAATTTCTGGTGCCGCTTCACGGATTTGAACCGCGGACCTACTGATTACAAATCAGTTGCTCTACCAGCTGAGCTAAAGCGGCCCTATTGTTAGTGTTTTCTGTCATGTTTCTTGTGACCTTTATGAGAACCCATATAGTAATCGCCTGGTTCGTAATCCCAAACTTTACCGTGATGACCTCTTATATCTGCCCAAAGCATTCTACATTTCACTATCAATCTTCTTAATAATGTTCTTCTTGCCATTTCTTCCTCTATTTAAATTTACATTCAGCCATGATCTGTGTCAAGCATGCAACCATATTTATCTCGTGGTCAGCCACAAACGCAGATTTATATTGATAATCAGCAATTGTTAGTACGGCTGCAGGGATAGATTGAGGTTGTAGATGTTTGTATAGAATATCATAGATACCAGTAAACAAAGAAGATGGATCTTTATCAAGGTTTTGAACAACCCATTTTCTCATATCACCAAACCTTTTGTCTTTTAAAAATGAAATCAATTGTTTATTGTTGATTTCTGACATAGATACAAGTATACCACTATCTATCTTACCTCTTACAGAATAACGTTGTAATTCGTTTATAGTTCTTCTAAAGTCTGGATAGTGTCTTTGTATTAGTTCAGCAAGTACTTTGTTATCAAACTCTATATTCTCTGCCTTCAATACATCACCTAGTCTTTTAAGAAATGCAGTAGCAGTTTTTACTTTCTGACCATTAGTAATACGAAAATCAATAACTGTACAACGACTATGTAATGCAGGTATGATTTTGTTTTTGAAGTTACAAGTAAATATAAATCTACAATTCTTGTAAAACGTTTCAATGAAATTACGCAACGCAGGTTGAACACTATCAGCGTTCATGTAATCTGCCTCGTCTATAATAACAACTTTATGATTAGAACCACCTTCTAGTGATACACTAGAGGCAAAGTTTTTGATTGTGGTACGTAAAGTATCAATGTGTCTACCTTCATCTGAACCATTGATGATTAAGTAATCAGCACCTAGTTCTTCACACAAGGCACGAGCAACTGTTGTCTTACCCGTACCTGCTGTGCCTGAAAGGAGAAGATTTGGTATTTCTTTTTGGGAAAGAAATTTAGAAAAAGTATTCTTTAAATCTTCAGTTAAGATACATTCTGATATTTTTCGTGGACGGTATTTTTCAACCCATAGAAAATCTGACATATAACAACCTTAAAATGTTGAGTCAGCTTCTAAAGCGATCCAGTATTGTACTTGTACCTTTTTGTTTATGAAGTGAGCAATCTTTGCCTTTGATAATGCAACATCATAATCGCCAGGAATAATTTTCATATTCTCAGCCTTAATGTATGCAGTAAACTCTATATCAGTTTCGCCTACAACAATAGACGATTCGTTAGAGTTGCTATTCTTCTTATCTAATGCAACTAACTTAATCTTGCCATCTTCACCTTTAAATGCAATATCAGGTAGACTTAAATTAGTATATAATTTTTTAACAGACTCATAATCAGCATTGTTCAATGAGAACGATACTGTTTTGTCTGGCATTGTTATAGATTTAGAAGGATATCTCAATGTAGATTTTTCAGCAAAAGCATATCTTGCTGATAAAGATGTCTTCTCATCTTGTATTTTTAGGTTTGCAGAACCATTGAAATTCAGTACAGGTTGTGTAAAAGAATCCAATGCTCTTAAAAACTCTGGCAAATCATATACACCAAATTCAGTTTCAAACTCATCTTCAACATTGGCTTCTGCCATAATGTTTTTCATTGTAGAAACTGTACTTAATTGTTTACCAGGTTTAAATAGTATATTAGCATTTATGTCACTAAAATTTCTTAATATACTTATCGTATTATCACTTATTTTCATTTCATCTCCTTATCATAATTTAACAGTAATATAACATAGTGTACTGCCTTTAACAGGTCAGCACGGTTGTGTCCATTCTTTTTGCCATATCTACACAAATATTTAATTGCGTTAGCATGACAGAAATCTTTTCCGATTTTAAGTGTCTTTAATAAATCTAAAACTTGAAAGCCTTTTTGATCACTTGAATAGTGTTGGCCATAAGTTGACTTAATATAATCACCAATCTCTTTTAAGATTTTATCTTCATTGTATTTCATAATATTATTATATCACTAAATTGCATTTGAGTCAACAGCCATTGATTGTAAATATTTCAATACATTCTCTGGCGAAGATACACTATATGGATCTCCATCATTGTTATCAACCTTACCAGGTTCCTCAAACATAACTTCAACAGTACCATCATTTACGATAGCAGCATAACGCCATGATCTCATACCAAAACCACAATCTTGTTTTTCTACAAGCATATCTACTTGATCTGTAAAGTCACCATTACCATCAGGTATCACTTTAACTTTTTCTAATTTTTGATTAGCAGCCCAAGCGTTCATCACGTAAGAGTCATTAATAGATAAACAATAAATGTCATCTATACCATGCTCTTTAAATACGTCATGTAATTTTTCGTAACCAGGTAGTTGTTGATTTGAACATGTTGGTGTAAATGCACCAGGTAGAGCAAACAATATTACTCTCTTACCTTTAAAGTAATTATCTGTACTAACATCTTTCCATTCACCTAATGATCTAGTTCTAAAACTAATATCAGGTAATCTATCACCTTTTTTCATATTATATTTCTCCTATTTAATAATCTAATTATACACGAATCACGTCAATTTGTCAATAGTCTATATACCTTGTAAACGAGAATCTTTTGATGTGATATTTTTAGTTGCTTTTGGTCTAGCAATCGAATCTTTTGATCTTTTTCTTAAAATAGCAGTTGCAGATTTCTTTGCTCTTGCCTCTTTAATAAACTTTGTTAGATCCCACTTAAAATTCATACACCCTCCTTTTTGAGTTAGGTGCGTTCCTTCAGCATATGCCTACTTCCGACTCGTTAGAGTTGAACGATATTAAGTATTTATGGGCGCCGAAGCGCCCACAATGTATTATTTAATTGATATTGTTCTAGGTTTTTTATGTTCTGGAACAACTCTCTCTAAAGACACTCTTAATAGTCCGTCTTTTAATTCAGCGCCTGTAACCTTAACGTCATCAGCGATTGTAAAAGACTTCTTAAAGTATCTTTTAGCGATACCTTTATGTAAGATTTCACCTTCAGAGTCTACCTTTTCTGTTTTCTTTTCATCTACTTTTTTAGATTCAACAGATAGTACACCTTCCTCAAGGTTTATGTCTATATCTTTTTTGTTATAACCAGCAAGTGCGATTTGAATATCGTACTTATTCTTATCCATCTTAACTATATTATAGTGTGGAAAAGCCGTAGTTGAAATATGGTCTAATTGATGATCAAACATTGATTCAAAATGTCTGAAAGTGTCATCAAACCCTACGGTTAGTGGTCTTAATTGATTGAAAATTGATAGTGCTTTATTGGTCATGTAACCTCCTATTGTTAAGCAAAGTTAATTTTCTGACAACCCTATAAGGCGTTGTCTAGTATTATATAATAATTATTTATATAATTTCAAGTGCCAGTTTCCTTTTATCACGGAGTTAAACTGGCAAAGATCACCGTAGTTTAGGTAGATTTCTCTACCTTTATCTATACCCCTACAAGGTCTTACGAATCGCCTAGTAGTAATAATATATATAACATCAACACAGACGGCATAGAATATTTAAATTTTCTTTACTTTTACGCCTTTTACCATCTTATAACCTAGTATTTCATCATTTGCTTTTTGCAATTTTTTGATTATTTTACTACGTTCTTTGGCCTTTTCACGTTTTACTTCAGATGGTTTAGAAAAATATCTTTTATTTCTTATATCTTTAACAAGACCAGCCTTTTGTACTTTCTTTTTAAGTACTCTCATTGCCTTCTCTAAATTGCCACCTCTAACTTCTACAGTTATTGACATCTATTATTTACCTCCCATCTCATTTTTTGGTTGCCTTTCCCATACAGGTGGTTTGTCACCACCCACGTCATAGTCGTGGTATGTATTGGGTTTGTAACTTTTGTAATCAGGTGTAGGTGCTTTACCTGTAACACCTTTCTCAATGTCTTCTTTTGTATAAGCAGGTTTCTTACTCTTATCTAAACTACCTAACACAGCAGCTGCACCAGGTTTTAATTTCTGTACTTTGCCACCCTTATCTAAAAATTTTTTCATCATATCGTCACGTTCTTTTTGTGACATCTTTGGTTTTTTATCTTCTATATCATATATTCCCATTATACTCTCCCTAATAAGTTTAACTTGTGGCCCTTTCGGACCACAAGCGGACTTACACTATGGATAGATTTAGACAGAAAAGTCATCTTCACTATCTTCCTCACTATCATCGGATTTCTTTTCTGATAATATCTCTGCCTCTTCGGCTGCCTTCTTATCAGAAAGAATCTGTTCTACTGAAGCACCACTATCTACTTTTGAATATAGATCAACAAATGATGTTTTAGTATCATCATCAAATCTATTTGTACAGACAGCGATTGCCTTCATTTTATTTCTAAAGATACCATATGCTTCTGCAATATGGACAAGTCTTCTGGTACTTATAATCTCATCAACGCCGCCATCATTATAAGTCTTTCTTATAACGTCAGCCCAAGTCACTAGATTATGAGCAAATTTAACATCTGATTTACCAGCAGACTTTAGTTTCTGAGCAACAATTTTTTCTTCTACTTTAGCAGTAGGATATTGTTGTTCAAATGTAACTGGGAATCTTTCTAAAAATGCCTCGTTAAGTACATTAGTACCGATAAACTTACCGTCATCACTACCTTGACCTTTAGTGTTAGCAGTTGCAATCACATTAAAGCCAAGTTTAGGTTTAACAAACTTGTTTATCTTTTTAACATAGACACCTGAACCTTCAAGGATAGGTTGTAAACACATTATTTTATTACTTGCGAGGTCAATCTCATCAAGTAGTAAAACAGCGCCTCTCTCCATCGCCTCAATAACAGGACCATTTTGCCATACGGTCTGACCATCTTTAAGTCTATAACCACCCAACAAATCATCCTCATCGGTTTCAATCGTAATGTTACATCTAATCATCTCACGTTTTGATTCAGCACATGCCTGTGTAACAGCAAGTGTCTTACCATTACCAGATAAACCAGTAATGAAAACAGGATAAAACTTTTTAGATTTTACGATATTTTTA